TGTGCGGTGGGACATAGGGTTTCGTTTAGCCGACAGTGGGTATTGGAACGGTAACTTTGCTGGAAGTATTGATAATGTCCGTCTAGTAACTAACACAACCTCTGTAACGCCTGCGTATACATCTTACAATCCAGGTCTAGTTACAGTATTGCAACAGAAACAAGCGGAATTACAAACCGCTCAAAGTGTTTTGTCTTCTTTTCCAGCAAAGGTAATAAACTCACCGACTAACCTTGTAGCATCAGTAGAGAGCGGAACAGTCACCCTAAATTGGGATGCGCCTACTGCTGGCTTGATACCAGAGCGCTACGGTATCTTTTGGTCAATTCCAGGAAATGCAGGATGGGCAGTTGCATCGACCACGACTTCGATCGTGTTAAGTCCACAACTATTTTCTACCTCTGGTGGGTGGGATAAGGATTACACATTTAGAATTCGATCAGACCACGACACAGCGCCGCTATATTCTGGATGGTCTAACGAGGTGACTCTGCTTCTTTCTGACCCAACGCCTCCAGTGATCGTTGTTGAGCCAACCGAGAGTCCAACTGCAACCAGTTCTCCTTCTCCTGAACCTTCTGAAACTTCGACGGCGACTGCTGAACCCAGCCCACAACCCACCCAAACACAAACCCCAGACCCAACCCCAACGCCAACACCTGACCCAAGTCCATCGCCTACTCCCACAACCGACCCAGTGGTAGTTCGTCCTGAACCCACCCCGACTCCAGAACCTCAACCTTCTCCTCAGCCAGAACCAACGCCGACACCTCAACCTGAGCCGACTCCTGAGCCAACCCCTGAGCCTGAGCCAAGTCCTGAACCTGAACCTTCTCCTGAGCCAGAGCCAGAGCCAACTCCAGATCCTGAGCCATCGCCTGAACCTGAGCCATCACCAACCCCAGAACCTGAACCTTCTCCTGAGCCAGAGCCAACTCCTGAACCTTTTCCTGAGCCAGAGCCTGAACCAACTCCTGAACCTGAACCTTCTCCATCTGAACCTCCTGCTGTAGAGGAAGAGCCTACAGTAGATGAAGCAGTAGAAGATGCCCTAGCAGATGGAAAACTTACTGAAGAAGAGAAAGAAATTGTTGCTACAGCGCTGATCGCTGAGGCTCTTGCTGAAGGTGTAGCAGTTACTGCTGCTGATATAGAGGCTGCAGGATTGACTTATGCCGATCTTCCACCAGAGACGCCAGTAGATGTGCGTACCGATGAAAGTGGTAACGCAGTGGTTATTACTGCAGAAGTTGCAGAGGCTCTAACCTTACTAGAAAATCCAGCAGAACTTATTGGAGAATTGTTTACTGACCCAGCACAGGCTCTTCTTGCTTTGGGCAGTATCGGTGCAGACATGTCTGAAGAAGAACGTGAAGAATCAACAAAAGCAGTTGTAGCAACAGTTGTTGCTGCAGGTGCTGCAATTAGTGCAGCAGCCACGGCTGCTACCACAACATCGAGTTCATCTACAGGGGGAAGTAGTAGCGGGAACTCAAATGCAGGACGAAGGGAAACATAATGAAAGTACTAAAAGATATGGTTGACCAACTATGGACTCTCCTTGGCATGTTTATTGCTTGGGTAGTTTTAGATGGAAGTGCCAAAACTGTAGTTGGATATGCAATTCTTTGTACTCTCGCCGCATGGCTGATCACGTATCCGCTGCGTAATCGAGACGAATAAGGGATTATTTTCCCTGAGAGGGGCATCTTGTTAGGAGAAACATGGATATCAACGTACTAAAGTCTGCAGGAGCCACATGGCTTCGTGCATCACTTGCGGCTGTTGCTGCACTCTACATGAGTGGAGTTACTGACCCTAAGACACTGTTAAATGCATTTATTGCAGGCATCATCGGTCCAGCAGCAAAGTTCATCAATCCAAAAGACCCATCATACGGTTTCGGTTCAAAGAAGTAATAAAGGGAGAGCACCAGTGACAACATTTTTTACTACACTCGGCATTGTCGCTGGTGCTCTCATTAGCCTAGGAGTCCTTTTGAGTCCTCTTTATAAAAAATTGAAGCGCTTTTTACAGTGGATGGAGCGCTTCATGCGGGACTGGGAGGGAGAGCCAGAAGAGCCAGGTCGTGATGCCACCCCTGGCGTTATGGAACGCCTCAATAAACTAGATGGAGAACTCAGCAACAATGGCGGCAGGTCCACAAAGGACGTAGTTGACAAGTTGTTCAGTAATCAAGAGAAGTTGATGGAGGCCTTTGTTGAGATGGGCGAAAGGCTGATTGCCATTGAGAATTGTTTGACGAATACCTCACAATCTGAGGATGAGTACGAGAAGATAGAGCCATGAGAGCGACAGAAAGTTTTGCGCCGTGGATGGGCAAGCGATTCCACATGCCCACTATCCCAGCAGAAATTTTCTTTACTCGTCAACAGCATTTTGAAGACTCAGTAGAAAAAGCACAAGGTCCTTTTGACCAAGCACCAGAAACCACCACACCAGAACCCATATCGGAGGAAACACTAATGTCAACTCACCCAATCACTGGCGAGCAAGTTCCTACTGTTCCAGTAAAGCGCAGTAAGTATAAGCAAACTGCTCCTGGAACAAAACCAAAGCGTAAAAAGAAAAAGTAACCTCTATGAAGTGCGCTAACTGCGTTAACGACGCCTTCTTTGAGTATCGAATTACAAAGAAAAAGTCAATCTTTTATTGTGGGCAACATTTGCCTCGTTTTTTAGAGCCACAACGTAAAGCAGGGCATCTCACTATCACTCCAGCAATGGCTGATGCAGAAGAGAGCATGCTTGAAAAATTAACTTATCAAGAACCTGTGGTTGAAGAAGAGATAGTTGTTGAAGAACCTGCAAAACCTGCTCCAGTAAAAAAGGCTGCTAAAAAGTCTGAAAAAGAATGAAGTTAATTCGCAGGTTCGCAGTGCAGGGTCATACTGTACCATCGGGAGCGCACAGTCCTAGAGGACCGTTTCCGCCTGAAGTTCTAGCCCAACCTCAGATGGATTTCGGCGATCAACACTCGGATTCCTTACATGTCGGATTAGACGATGTACGCTTCTTCAAATGCAGGGCTTGCGAAGAAGTACTTTTAGAGACTGAACTAACCAATCATGATTGTGAGGAAATAAATGGCTACTAATAACAACGGGAATCTTCTAGATTCTGCAGGAGAGGTCGCAATTGACTTCGTATGGGGAAACTTCCCTATTCAACCAAACGACGCTCGTCCAGATACAACAGAAGGTCGTCTTGATCCAGCACTTGATAACCACATCATCGCTTTGTCAGGATGGAACGGCTTTCCACAGTTTGAGCCAAATACACCAGGTGAAGATGTAGCAGGTCCAACTGACTACGTACTCGTACCTTCAGTACTTGGTCTTACAACAGCAGAAGCAACTGACGCAATGAAGGACGCATCACTTGTTCCTACAACTGCAGCAGCAGCAACAAACGCAGCAGGAAGCATCACAGACATTGATCGCACTGCAGGTTCAACAACTGTTGAACTCACAGGCGTTGGCTTTACTGCAGCGTACCCAATCGGTACAAAGATTACAGTGGCCTCAACAGGAACTGTAGACGGTACATGGACTGTTACAGGTAACACAAGCACCAACAAGATTCGCTTTACCTCAAATGCAAGCACAGTTCTTACATCAGGTACAGGCTCAATCATTGGTGTTGCTGGAACAATCAAGACCCAGTCAATTGCAGCAGCAGCAAACAACATTGCACCAGGAGCAGCAGTAACAATTACACCTTGGGCAGCAGCATCCTAATTAGGAGTTAAGATATGGTACGTCCGTTAGGCGGTGCAGCCGCTCGTGGTCAAAAGAGATCTGCACCGTCTGCGGACGAACTAAACCGTGCTATCGGTAACCAGTTTGGTCCAAAACAACTGTCTGGCATAGCAAAGATTGCAGGTCCCGATTTTGGTGGCGTTCCAGCCGCCGCTTCTTACGGCGAGTTCGATGAGATCATCTCTCTAATAAATGACAAAAGCACCCTTGAGTACTACGACCCTACAACAGGCGAACAGTATGAGAATTACGGTGAGATTCCAGATATGGAAGATGAAGGACCAGCAGAACTTACTTTAGTTCCGACATCTACAATTAATCCCGAACGTCCACGAACAGTGGCTGCTGGTTATGATAAAGCAGATAAGAAAATTACAGTTGTATTCCGTGATGGAACCTTTTACAACTACTACCATGTTAACCCTAATGAGTGGCAAGCATTTAAAGCCCGTGTATCTAAGGGCCGTTACATTTACAGTTATTTAGACTCAAAGCCTCGCGGACCAGCAGAGGTTGCTGGAATCTCCGCCACAGCACGAAAAGCATTTTACCGCATCGCCCGTGCAACTCAGGTACAATCTAAGGGTCGTCCAGGAAAACCCCCCAAGCCAAAGAAACCGTGATATGCCCAAGGTACACAACATCGGATCAAATCATTTTATCCAGTACACCAAGTTCCCATATGAATGGGACGGTAAGTTAATGGTACGTGGGTGGACGCAAGAAATTGAAGAGCCCTATAGAACTTCTGAACCTTTCATAGTACGATTGCCCAATTATCGTGCACTGGTACTAGGCAAATGGAGCGGCATGAAGAACGAAGAAGAAGCATTAAACGGCGCACTAGAAAGACGGGATGTGACATACGATGATTTTACGGAAGAAGCAGGGTGGACTCCAGCCCCAGACACGGGTGGAGAAGCGGGTCGCCAAAATATCTACTCCCGATTTGATCTTATGGATGGAGCAGTCGATGTTTATATTGGGCAAGAACTTGACAAGTTGGCAAAAACATCGGAGTGATGCTGATCTAGATGAACTACTCATGGGCGCAGAAGCGTTCTATGCCATCGCTAAGGAATTAAAGAAGCGTTCATAAATGGAAAAAGAGTTTGATGCTGACCAGTTTGAGGAGATAAATCCCGAATTTTATCAGCATGACGAAAAAGCAGTAGATGATCCAGTCGATGATCAACTAGACGAACTCTCCCAACAGTTCGTTGATAAATTAATTGATAAGATGATGGACTTCTTAAAAGTGCTTGTAGGTCATGACCTTCACCCGTACCAAAAACCTTTGGCTAGACGCATCATGGAGTCCGTCATCATTAACGACGGCGAAGAAATCACCGCTCTTGCAGCACGTCAGTCAGGTAAGTCTGAGATTGTGGCAGATACCGTCTCTACACTAATGGTTCTTCTGCCTCGCCTTGCTAAGTTGTACCCAGATCTTCTTGGAAAGTTTAAAGATGGATTGTGGGTAGGTTTGTTTGCTCCTACAGAGACACAGGCAGAAACCCTGTATGGAAGAACGGTAAACCGCCTTACCTCTGAGCGAGCAGTAGAGATTATGGGAGATGCCGAAATTGATGATGCGGCTATCCGTGTAGGAGGCGTAACACGCCAGATTAAACTGAAAAAATCAGGGTCTACCATCACAATGATGACAGCAAACCCACGAGCAAAAATTGAATCTAAATCTTTTCATCTCATCATTATCGACGAATGTCAGGAGGCTGACGACTTTGTTGTATCCAAATCTATTAGCCCTATGCTTGCTTACTATGCAGGAACTATGGTTAAGACAGGTACTCCAACTACAAGTAAAAACAACTTTTACAAGTCTATCCAATTAAACAGAAGACGACAAACAACAAGGGGTAACAGACAAAATCATTTTCAATGGGATTGGAAAGAAGTCTCTAAGATTAACCCTAATTACGAAAAGTTTATTAAGAAAGAGATGCTACGCATCGGTGAGGAATCAGATGAGTTCCAAATGTCCTACAACTGCAAATGGCTTCTTGAAAGAGGCATGTTTATTACTTCGAGCGCTATGGATGAGTTGGGCGACACTTCTCAAGAACTGGTTAAGGTATGGCATAAAACCCCAGTCGTTGTCGGAATCGACCCTGCTCGTAAAACTGACTCTACAGTCGTTACTGTGGTTTGGGTTGATTGGGATCGTCCTGACGAGTTTGGTTACTTTGATCATCGTGTCCTTAACTGGCTAGAAATGCAGGGAGACGATTGGGAAGAGCAGTACTTCCAGATCGTAAACTTTCTTTCAAACTACGATGTACTTGCTGTCGGTGTTGATGCTAACGGTGTGGGTGACGCAGTTGCCCAGCGTTTAAAACTTCTTCTTCCTAGAGCCGAAGTTATGCCTGTAACGTCTAGCCCGTCAGAACAGTCAAAGCGATGGAAACATCTACAGGCACTTATTCAACGAAAGATGCTTGCTTGGCCTGCCCATGCAAAAACACGCAGACTTAGAACTTGGAAGCGTTTTTATCAACAAATGACAGATGCCGAAGTTCAGTACAAAGGACCAAACTTTTTAGTGGCTGCCCCCGATGAAAACTATGCTCACGACGATTTTGTGGACTCTTTATCAATTGCCTGCTCTCTTACCCAAGATTTGGTCATGCCAGAGGTAGTTGCATCTAGTAATCCTTTTTTTTAGTTAGGCCACACAAACAAGCAAAAAGGGTGGAAACTATTGCCTAGGAAAAGGCCTTTCCAATATCCTTAAGGAGTCAATATGACAATTTCACCAGCACCTCGCTTTCCAGAGCGTGCCCCACACATGTACGAGATGAAGGGCGCAGACAACGCAACACGTCGTGGCCCACTCCGTTTTGAAGAGGGCGTCGCTACAGACACAGATGTACCTAATGATTTCATCAAGGGCATGGAGTCTGGTTCAGCAGTTGCACCAGGACGTCCAAACCGTAATGCACCAGTGTGGCAGAAGTCTGCTGCTGAAACTCTTTCAGAGCGTGCACACGTTGGATCTGCCTCATGGGTTGAAGCACCAACATTCCTTGGTGAGTTCGCACATGGAACAATGAACGATTACTCTGCTGCTCAAATTGAGACAGTTGCTCGTTCAGGCGGACGCATGCAGCGTCCAAACGCAACAGTCGTAAACGACTAATTTAATACTGACGTCGAGTTGCCCCTGCACTAGTGTGGGGGCAATAAGGCTATCTTTGGAGGAGATATGAAGAAACCAGCAAACCCAAAACTGTACGCAACCATCGTTGCTATGGCTAGGGCTAAGTACTCTTCATACCCAAACCCAGGTGCATCTGCTTGGGTGCACAAGAAGTACATTCAATCTGGTGGACAGTTTGTAGAAACAACTGAAGCCACACGTAAGGTTGCAATGGCAAAGAAGAAACAAGATAAAGAAAAATCAAAACATCTTGAAGAGAAAAAAGATGTTAAGAAAGATAAGAAGAAGTAATGTCATTTCTTGACTTTAGCCCACCATCATATAGAGCGGCCTCATCTGACTTAACCATCTCCATTTCCCCTCTTGGACTTGTTGAACTTGCTGATGAAGAGTTTGAAGTCCACGGTCCACGCCTAAATCGTTACTCACTAAACTGGGCGATGTACCTTGGCCATCACTGGGGTTATCGCCGTGAACAAGGCGAAATGCAGATTGCGGTTAACTACTACCGTGCATTCAATGATTATCTTTCACGCTTTACTTTTGGTAACGGCATTCACTTCCGTTCACCTAAGGCTACAGAAGCAATTGTTCCAGATCGTCTAGAGCGTATCTGGGAAGTAGATAACGACAAGATGCGTGTTCTACTTGAGATCGGTCAGCAGGGCGGAATTACAGGCGACTGCTTTGTCAAGATCGCTTATGAAGAGCCATGGACAGATACCGCTGGACATTTTCATCCTGGCCGTGTTCGTCTTCTTCCTATGAACTCATCATTTTGTTTTCCTGAATTCCACCCACACGATAGAACACGTCTACTACGTTTTAAGCAGAAATATCGTTTCTGGGGAACATCTTTGGAAGGTACTCGCCAAGTATTTACATACACCGAAATTCTTACTGACGACGTTATCGAAGAGTACGTCAACGATGAGTTAATTGACTCTCGCCCAAATCCACTTGGATTAATTCCTGTGGTGCACATTCCAAATGTGCCAGTATCTGGTTCTCCGTGGGGTCTCTCCGACGCACACGACATCATCACTATCAACCGTGCATATAACGAAATTAGCACTGATGTCGCAGACATCATTAACTACCACGCATCACCTGTAACGGTGATCGTGGGTGCTAAAGCCTCTAACCTAGAAAAAGGCGCTAAGAAGGTTTGGGGCGGTCTTCCAAAAGATGCTCAAGTCTTTAACTTAGAAGGCGGTGCACAAGGTATTGACGGAGCCTTGAAGTACTTAGAACTATTAAAGCGCTCAATGCACGAAATCATGAACATCCCAGAAACCGCACTGGGACAAGTTCAAGCAATCTCTAACACCTCTGGTGTTGCTCTCTCTATTCAGTACCAGCCACTGATGAACCGTTATTCACAGAAGGTTGCTCAATACGGCAAGGGAATTGAAAAAATTAACGAACTTGCTCTTCGTACTCTTTTCCTCAAAGAGCCAGAGACCATGATCTACAACCCAGATGTAGACGGCCCAATCAAAGAAGGCCAATACCCACAACTAGATCCAAACGATCCTATTTCGTACATGAACTATGCTCATTTCCCGCAGCCACTTCCACTCGATAAGTTGATTGCTCTCAACGAGATCCAGACCAAACTTGGCATGGGTCTTGAATCTAAGGAAGGCGCTCTTCGTACTCTTGGCGAGGAATTCCCAGAAGAGAAGTTGGAAGAAATTCGTGCTGAACTTATTGCCGATGCTGAGGCTGATGGCGCCCTACAACTTATCAAGATCCAGATCCAGAAGCAGATCATGGATATGACTGGCATGATGCCAGGACCTGACGGCAATTCAGCCATCCCTATGCAGCCAACGCAGTTGGGTGATGGGGACGTTATGGGCGATGGAATGATGGGTGCTCCATCTGATGAAAACCCTATGAACGAAGCCAGCCAGCAAACAGAGGGAATTGAGAAGCAGGCTGAGGCCGAGATCCGAAATAAACTTGTCACTGACGCTTATGGAACGAAAATTCCACTAAGGAGAAATGTCGGCAAGGAATAAAGTTTCTGATTAATAATCAGAATATAGCGAGACAAATGCACTGAAATGTAATGCAATTATCTCGTAACAACCCCAACGTGATACGCCAAAAGGCATTCGGACAACGACCTAAGAAAGATAAGTGAATACTTATGGACACTGACAATACAGTAACAAATGCTGACCTATTCTCTCCACAGATCGTGGAAGCCATGGAAACAACAGCAACGGATGTTTTTCAGAATGAGGTAAACTCTGTGTACAGCGCAGACGACATCGCTAAGGCTCGTGAGCAAGAAAAAGCAAAGTTGTATCCTCAGATGGAAAAAATGAAAGAAGAACTTGCCGCTTTGAAGAAGGCTCGTGAAGAGCAGGCTGCAAAAGAAGCAGAGCGTGATTCACGCATTGCTGAAGAAGCCACTCGTCAGGAAGCATTAAAGAGAGAACAAGAAGAATCTGAACTCTCTGCTAAAGAACTCCTCGCTAAGAAGGAGCAAGAATTTCAGGCTTTGCTAAGTACTGAACGTCTTGAAAGAGAACGTGCTTTTGCACTTCTTGAGCAAGAACGCAAGTTCCAAGAATTAACAAATTATCGTCAGAATCGTTTAGAGCAAGAGCGAGACAACATCGTTCCTGAACTTATCGATTTGATTCAAGGCAATACACCAGACGAAGTTGAGCAAAGTATTGCAATGCTCAAAGAAAAGTCTGCAAGCATTTCATCTTCTGTTCAACAGGCGATGCAAACCGCAAAGCAGCAAATGGCAGGAACACGCATTACAGCGCCTGCCGCAGGACCCCTCGATAATGATTCGTCACAACAATCCTATACACCCGATTCAATTCGGGACATGTCAATGGCAGACTATGCGAAACAAAGAGCCAAACTACTTGGCGGCGCAGCCAGCAATCGTGGTCAGGGACTGTTCGATCGGTAATCCCTTACAACTAACCCACTAAGAAAGGACTTGACCTCAATGGCAAGTGCAATTACAGGAACGGGGCAACTCGCTTCAGCCCCAACCGCTTACTCAGGTTCAAACTCATCTTTGAACCAAGCAATTCAGACAATCTGGTCGAAGGAAATCCTCTTCCAGGCAATGCCAATTCTTCGCTTCGAGCAGTTCGCTGTTAAGAAGACAGAACTCGGTGTAGCCCCAGGACTTCGTGTTAACTTCCTCCGTTACAAGAACTTCGCTGTCGATCCAACACCTCTTACAGAAGGTGTTCGTATGACAACATCTGCACTCACAGCAGAGCAGATCGCAATCACAGTTGCAGAACACGGCTACGCAGTAGCAGTTTCTGAACTCCTCCTTAACGCATCATTCGATGATGTTATGGCTTCTGCTTCACGTCTTCTAGGTCGCCACATGGCACAGTACCTAGACGTACAGGCTCGCAACACACTCTCAGCAGCAACATCAGCAGTGTTCGGTTACGACCGTTCAGGCGTACAGGGTGTTAACGACTGGTACAACGAAGGAACAGCAGCAACATCAATCTCAGCACTAGATGGTAACTTCAAGTTGTCAACAGGTGCTGTTAAGGATGCTGCTCTTACCCTTGCTGGTAAGAACATCCCTCGCTTAGGTGAGACATACGTACAGTTCGTACACCCAAAGCAGTCACGTGACATTCGTTCGAACCCAGAGTTCATCGAAGTTACAAAGTACGCTGCTCCAGGTAACTTCATGCTCGGTGAGATCGGTCGTCTATACGACGTAGTATTCATCGAAACAACACAGGTTAAGAAGTTGGCTATCAACGCTGGCTACACAACCTCAACAGATGTCGGTGCTCCAGCAAGTGCAGGATCTGTTCCTGTCAAGGCTAACACTGCTCCAGGTTCAGGTGGAAACCCAGAGTCTGCAGATTTCACTGCAGAAAAGGGTTACCTAACATCAGCAACAGGTAATGCTGCTGAAGTTTACGAATCAATCATGATTGGTGACAACGCATTTGGTCACGCAATCTCTCTCCCAGTTGAACTACGTGACGGTGGAGTTCTTGACTTCGGTCGTGAGCACGCTCTTGCATGGTACGCAATCTGGGGTCTCGGTGTAATCACCGACCAGGCTATCGTCAAGGTTTACACAAACTAAGACATCGATGCTGTCTGGGGGCTCTACTCCTTCCTGGGCCCCCAGGCACATCACAACAAAAAACTAACTTAGGAGAATAAACACCGTGGCAAATACACCAACAAGTCCGCTTGACGCAACAGGTCGTGCAGCGGAAACAGCAGCAAAGAAAAATGCTGCAGAATTAAAGAAGCGCAAAGATGAAATTTCTATTGCGGCACAGATTGAGGCAGAAAGTCTGGAGAACGATGTATTCGATCCCAAGCATCCAGATGCTCCGCTTGTTCTAGACGAGATTGAAAACCTAGGCGTATCAACAGCGGGAGATATGGTCGTTATTCGTACCATCACCGACATTGATGATATGACTTACGGAGTTGGAAACACCTTCACCTTTAAGGCTGGAGTTAAGTACCGAGTTCCGTCAGGTCTTGCAGCCTATCTAGAACAACTTGGTTACATTTGGCGTCCTAACTAAACAGTTAGCACGTCTCTAGTAGTCCGACCCTCAACTGGTTCCCGCCCTCCTCCCAGTTGGGGGTTGGACCTTTTTATTCTGCATTAATGCGGGATGATACTCACAAGATTTTTACGGAGGTTACGTGGCCATACTTACAGCCCTTGCAGACCGCTTGCGGTATGAGATTGGCGACATCCCTAAGTCATTTGTCTACCATACAGTGGCTACTGGAGACACGAACCGCTATCAGGTTCCCTACTCACCACTTGATGGACTTAACCTCACCATCACTGTCGATGGCGAAGATGTTTCCTCAGACGTAGAGGTAGAAGAGCAAACTGGTTATCTAATTTTTGACACTACCCCTCCAGAGGGTGATGACATAATTGTTGCTGGAAACTATTTCCGTTACTTTACCAATGCGGAAGTGCAGGAGTACGTACGAGTTGCGTTTGCTCAGCACTCTGCCTACCACACAGATTCTTACGGAAGAAACGTAAGCATCCAGACCCTTCCTTCTCTTGAGGAGTATCCCGTCCTCGTCTATGCCTCAACTTTGGCGATGTATACCCTTGCCACAGATGCATCGTTTGATATTGATATTACCGCCCCAGATGGCGTAGTCATCCCTCGTTCAGAGCGCTACCGCCAGTTGATGCAGATGATCGATGTACGAAAGAATCAGTACAAAGAACTATGCTCACAGTTGGGTGTTGGTCTCTACAAAATCGATGTCTTTACTCTGCGCCGAATCTCCAAGGCTACAGACCACTACATCCCAGTATTTCAGCCTCAAGAAATTGACGACCGCTCAAAGAAAACCCGTGTCTACCTTCCAATTCCAACTTATGGGAATGTAGAAAAACCAGTGATAACGGTAGTTCAAGACCTCTATGTATATGAAGGGGATGCTTACTTCTTCACGGTTGTCCTTGACATCGAGGTAAGCGAGTACGATCCAAAGGCAGAGATCCGTGGAATTCCTGGTTCCCCTATTGTTATTACAGAGTTTGATATTACAAAACCAAATGTAGGTACGGCAGACGGCGAGGGTCTTCGTACACTAAGATTAGACCTCACAGGCGATCAAACACGTTTGTTACCTGGAACATCGTATTACGATATCCAGATGACAAACCCAGAAGGAATTGTACACACCTACGTTTCTGGCAAAATCTTTAAGACCTTGGAGACAACACTATGAGTCAGTATGTACGCCCAGGAACAAGCATTAACGTTGCGGTAAATGACGTCATCAGTATTACCACTCCTCAAGGGCAAGTAAATTTCACTGGTACAGGTACTTCGGGCGGAAACCTTACCATTGAAGATGTACTGTCTGCGATCGCCGCAGCAGCGATAGAGAGCACCGACGATCTTCCTGAAGGTGCCTTAAATAAGTACTTCACGACTCCACGTGTGGCGTACACCCATACCCAAGGATCGGCAAGCAGTTCTTGGGTAATTTCTCATGGTCTTGCTTTTTTCCCTAACGTTACAGTGCAGGACTCTGCAGGTAACATTGTGGAAGGCGAGATTGCCTACACCAACGCGAACTCATTAACGGTCTCTTTTTCATCTGCATTTTCAGGCAAAGCCTACCTATCTTAACTACAGACTCTAAGGAGAGACTATAAATGGCAAGAAAATTTTTAACCCCAATTGATTTGGGGAAGTTAGAACTTCAGAATGCACGCATTCAGAACTTATCATCAGCCAACGCTCCAGTAAATCCTGTTGCTGGTCAAATCTACTTCGATACAACCGATAACGTTCTCAAGACATGGAACGGAACAGCATGGATCACCTCTAACCAAGGTGTACAAGGAACCACAGGTGCACAGGGAACTACTGGTGCACAGGGAACTACAGGTGCACAGGGAACTACTGGTATCCAAGGAGAGCAGGGACTCCAGGGTTACGAAGGTGCTCAAGGTTTTGAAGGTGCACAAGGTGAGACTGGTGCTCAAGGAACTACAGGTCTCCAAGGTACTGATGGTGCAGATGCACTATGGAACTTTACTGGTGCTTATGGTCTTGGAACTCCTTATGCAGTTGGCGATGTAGCCACATACGACGGCCAGACCTGGTACCGCATTGACGCTAACGGTGGCACTGTTGGAAATACTCCTGCAGAAGGAACTTTCTGGACACTAATTGCTGCACAAGGCGCACAGGGAACCACAGGCGCTCAAGGTGAGACTGGTACACAAGGTACAGAAGGTGCACAAGGAATTGAAGGCGCTCAGGGAACTACTGGTGCACAGGGCATCCAAGGCGAGCAGGGTATCCAAGGTACAACAGGTGATACCAACTTCCTAGGTAACGGAATGTCATTCCCAGAAGGTGCAAGCATTGGCGACCTCTTCGTCTACGACATGGATGGCCAGGTCTACCGCTACACAAACGACATGATGACACCTTGGAAGTCACTTGACGGTGATGACGGTGCTCAAGGTACTACAGGTGCTCAAGGAACTACGGGAGCCCAGGGTACAACAGGTGCTCAAGGTATCCAAGGTGCAAACGCTGGAATTCTAAGTGTAGGTGCTGAGTTCAGCCTTGATGGATCAGGTCAACTTACCATTAACGAGAACACTCTAGCAGGTAACCTTGGTGGAAGCGGTCTTCAAGCAGTACAGGGCCTCCTCACAGTTGACACCACAACTATTGCTACAAAGGCTTACGTAGATGGAATTGCAACAGGTCTTGATATTAAGGCTTCTGTACGTTACGCAACAACAACTGGTCAAATTCCAGACCCAACAGACGTCAGCAGTTCAACTGCCATCGACAATGCAACTCTTGATGAAGTAAGCAATGGGGAGCGCATTCTTGTTAAGAATGCAACTGGTGCTGCGGCAAATGGTATTTACATTTGGGACTCAGGAGCAGGAACACTTACACGTGCAGCCGACGCTACCTTCAACCCTAGCACTGGTGAAGGAACCCTTACAAAGGGATCATTTGTCTTTGTTGAAAATGGAACGGCTAATGGTGGTAAGGGATATGTTGCCACCATTACTGGAACATATATGTCATTTTCAAACTCATGGACTCAGTTCTCTGAGTCAGGTCAATACATCACCTCTGTTAACGGAACTTCATTTGTCGTAACAGATGGCGCACTAGCCCTTCAGTCAACAATTGCTGGAACAGGCCTTTCACTAACAGACGGCGCTCTATCAATTAATACAAACACTGTTGTACGTAAGTACACAGGCACAATTACTCCAGCGAACCCATACTCTCAGACAGAGTTTACATTTGCTCATGGTTTGGGAACAACAGATGTTACTGTCCAGGTGTACGACACCCACACACCAGGTGTAGGCCTTGTTGAAGCAGACGTTGTCTCTTTCATGGACCCAAGCGACATTCGAACAGTAGCAGTTACATTTGCTGTCGCTCCTGCTGCAGGAGAAACATACAAGGTAGTAATCCACGCATAATCGCAGTACAATAGATAGAAAATAGGAGTACACAAAAGTGGCCCGTAGGTTCGTTGTTCCAGTAGGCTTAGTAGCCTTGGCAAACGACCCTGCGGGCACTTTTGCTGGCGAGACTTACTTTAATACCACTTCTGGGAAAGTCCGCATTTTTGATGGGGACGAAACTTGGCTTGATGCGGGTACCTCTGTTCAAGATGTTGCAGAGGCAATTTCTGGCGCCGCACTAGATAGCACAGATGATCTTTCTGAGGGCACAACCAATAAGTATTTTACAACCCAGCGTGTCAACGAAGCCCTCAATAGCGGCACGCTACAAAACATCACCTTTACCTACACCCAAGGCGTCATCGATGTCTCAGTACCTACCGTTCAAGGCACTACGGGTGCCCAAGGTGTGCAGGGTGAAGTTGGTGCTCCAGGTTACCTAGTTCTTGATGCTGCTACAGCAGCAAACATACCTGCAACATATGATTCCAATACTGGAACACTGACTACAACTGCAACTGAACCGCTTGTTGTTGATGGAGTAACCCTTACTTTGGGTCAAAAAGTTCTTGTAAAAAATCAGTCAACTCCTGCTCAAAACGGTGTCTACGAAGTCACTGTGGCTGGAACTACAGGTACCTCTTCCTACGAAGCAACAGTGACTGGGTCTTCACCAACTACGTACACAACAAAAGCGTGGGGTACTAACAACACATACTATTTCTACAAAACTTATCCTCAGCAAGGATGGCAGTCAATATTTAGTCCAACTGACATCACCAGCATAATAAATGACAATATCAATTTTGTTAACATTGTTTGGGACGGAGTGGATCACGTAGGTACCCTTCAAGCATGGCTTGATCGTGATGCTTTGACAGTTGGTGGCGGAACTACCTACTCTTGCCCTAGCGGAGGAACCTCAAATGGTTCGGGGCTGTGTATTGTTACAGGGACTCCTGCTAGTGCTGTTTTAACTCGTTCCTCGGAGTTTTATAACGGAAATATTCTTGCTATAACTAATGGCTCTACTAACGCATCTACAGTATGGTCATCTAACTCAACCACTTTTACAGATCTGCGTGGTGCAGCAGGGATTCAAGGAACTACAGGTACTCAAGGCACTACAGGTGCACAGGGTGTCCAAGGCACAACAGGTACGGCAGGTCTTCAAGGGCATACAGGAACACAGGGAACAAATGGAACTCAAGGAGCAACAGGAGCACAAGGTACTACTGGAGCGCAAGGCACAACAGGTACTCAAGGAATCCAAGGCTACAACGGCGTCAACGGTGGCTCTTCTAGTTACTATAACTACAAAATAAAGACTAACCAAACTTCGGGAGACCCAGGTAATGGCGGCCACATTATCTACAATAACGCTACCCAAACATCTGCAACACAGATAAACATTGACCACATTACAGCCTCTGGTGTTGATATCGATGTGTTTTTATCTTTGTTAAAACCAGGTGACACACTAATCATTCAAGATGATAATAACTCTAATAACTACCAGAACTTCACTGTCTCTGGGGCAGAAACTATTAACCCTAACAACTACGTAGAAGTTCCCGTGACCCTTACTGGCTCTGGCGGAACTGGTACAACTGGTTTTGCTAATAACCACAACGTAATTTTGGTCATTGTTGCTTCAGGTACCCAAGGACCTACGGGTCCGCAGGGAACAACGGGTGCACAAGGTACAACTGGCCTTCAGGGAGCCCAAGGTACTTCAGGCGCCACTGGAATTCCATCTGTAAGTGCTACTGTAACTCTTGAAACAGATACTGCCTTTAGCCAAGTACCTATTGGAATAGATTTTGCCCCAATCGGTAGTTCGTTTAATATCTATAACGGGTCTTTTACATCTGAAGATGTTGCGGTATTTAACAACGCTTTCCCTGTAGGAACCGTAGTAACAATATCAGGAACTGTCTCTGACTCACCAGTAAGTTATACATTTACGGTTGCTGATGTTGCGTCTGAATATGCTGGGGATATGTATGTAACTATCAGTAATGCTAGTGTCGGTGGATTTCATGCTTTTACAGGCAACGCCACGCTGGTTTCAACAATATCAAATTCAGGAAAATACCTCACAAACGATGGAACTACATCTTCTTGGGACACCATCTTTCCATCTCTAGCACCTGTTACTACAACTCTTTCATCAGATACTGCTTTTAGTAGTAATATACAAGAAACTCAATACCAGGCAGACGGTGGTTATATTAGGTTCCTAACTCTTGGAATGGGGTCATTATCAGATGCAGATGCAGAGATATTTAATAATGCTTATCCTGTAGGAACTTCAGTAACAATGTCAGGAACAATTTCTGGCTCAGCAGTAAGTTTTGAATTTACAGTTGCAAGTCCAGCAATAGAAAGTGCTGGAGACACTATTAGAGTAAATATTACACCTACTGATGGAGCCACAGGAAACAATGTATTTACTTCTACTGTCTCGCTAACTGGAACAAAAACAACAGCAGGTAAGGTTCTTACAACTGATGGAACAGATTTGTATTGGGAACTTGCAGCCCCTGGTGCAACTGATAGTTCACTTGGCACTGTTTATGGTGGTACTGGTTCAATTAATGGAAACGTTGCTTTAGGATATTTCTCCTTTGCAGGTGGCAATTCTAGCACTGCTCTTGGTGCAGGCGCTTACATCCCATCATCAGGAACATCTGGAATTGCAATTGGAAGATTTGCAAATGTTTCACATGCTTCAAGTATTGCTTTAGGCGCTGACTCTGATACAACTGCTGCAAAACAGTTAGTTATTGGAGCAGAAGTAGGTGAAGGAACTGAAATTACTAGATTAACAATCCCAGGAATGGGTATTGACTGGACTTCAAACCCAGTTCCACCTGTAGGTGCTACAACTCTTGTATCAGATACTGCATTTACTGTTGTTCCGCAAGAAACAGGGTACCAGCCAGGTCTTGGAAAACTTAAGTTCTTCACCCTCGGTTCTGGGTTCTTTGACGAATCAGACAGAGTGCTATTAGAAGATTCCTTTCCTGTAGGAACTTCCGTAACATTGACAGGAACAATTTCTGGTTCTGCAGTAAGTTTTGCATTTACAGTTACTAGTGGGGTTACTAATGAGGCTAATGACACTTTAATAGTTGATGTTACACCTACTGACGGCGCAACAGGGTTCCATACCTTTACCTCTGCTGCCACACTAACTAGTGCCACAGCAGCAGGCAAATACCTTACAAACGATGGAACTACTTCCTCTTGGGGTACTATAACAGAAATTGACAACAACTATATACTTGCTCTTATGGGCGCAATCTAACAGAAAAGGTAGTAACTAATGGCTACAACAACTACAGTCCTCGCAAGAGCAGCAGCAGCAACATCATCAACAACACTGTACACAGTACCGTCAGCAACCACAACGGTTGTAACTAACATTGTTGTTACTAATACATCGGCTTCTAATCAAAGTTATACACTAAGTTTAGGTGGCGTTGTATTTGCGGACACTATAACAATTACTGCAAAAGATACAATTCTTATTGACTTAAAACAAGTACTTGTAGCAACAAATACTATTACTGGTTTTGCTTCTGCAACTTCTGTAAACTTTCATATTTCTGGTGTAGAAATATCGTAATATGCCAATAAAAAAACTATCTACTGGGGCAAAGACTATTCATTCAAGTCTTTTAACAGGAAATTTGTCATTCTTGCCTCCTGCTGCTCCAACTTCTGTGTCAGCCACAAATGTTGGAACTGGAAGAGCGTTTAATAATGGTAGAGCAACGGTATCATTTGTTGCTCCTAGTGCTACTGGCGCTGGATCTCCTACTTCTTATACTGTCACATCCTCACCTGGAGGGTTTACAGCAAGTGGAGCATCGTCTCCATTAACTGTGACTGGTTTACAATCTGCAACCTCTTATACATTTACCGTAACTGCTACTAACTTAAGTGGAACTTCTGTTGCCTCATCTGCTTCATCTGCAATCACAGCAACGACAGTTCCTCAAGCACCTACTATTGGTTCAGCAAGTTCAGGCGATAATGCTTCTTCAACCGTTTCCTTTACAGCGGGTGCAACAGGCGGAGCGGCAGTTTCTACATTTACGGCAACTTCATCCCCAAGTTCAATTACAGGTACAAGTGCATCAAGTCCAATTACAGTCTCAGGATTGTCTAACGGAACTGCTTATACATTTACCATTACGGCAACTAACGCTAATGGAACATCTGCGGCTTCAGCGGCATCAAATAGTGTAACCCCTGTTGCTCCACCATACTTCCCACCAGCATTCTGTTACAATTGTGAATATGTTGGAGATTGCGGTATATATTGTAATGAATATCGAAATAGTTGCGGAGAAACTTGTGCTTGCGATTGTTTCTAAAACAAATTATACCATACTATAATTTTAAAGGGGAAAATAATGGAAATTAAAAATTTTTATTTAAACATAGAAGGCGAAAAAATATTTTATACTTCTGTACCATTAGAAGATGATGGTTCTATTCAGGAACGATGGATTAATAAAGATTTTATTTTATCTAATAGTCCTGAAATCATAGACATTTCACATTTAGATTATGCAGTAAGCCGATATAGTGTTTGGAATGGTACAGATTTTATTGCACGCGAAGGAGAAAATAATTTACCGCAAAATTGTAAAATTGGTTGCGTAGCAGGATGCGTTACTTTTGCTTTTGTAAAAGAAAATATTTGTTATGCAACAAGTAGTCTTTGTATTGGTATAGGTGAAAATGATATGATGATTGCTGCATTATCTAGCAATCCAACAATTACATACGAAATAGTTGAATCTTAATAAATAAAAAGGGGAAAGCAATGCCAGAAGAATTAACTCCTTGGCAAAAGTACAAACAAAATCTTGGAGATACTAGACCTTGGGATTTATTAAATCCAAATACAGAATATGTTATGGAAGAAAATCAACAAAAAAGATTTGATATTTGTAAGGCTTGTCCTGAATTTATTAAGTTAACAACGCAATGCAGAAAGTGTGGTTGTGTTATGAAGTTTAAAACAAAACTTGAATTAGCAACTTGTCCAATAGGAAAATGGTAATTTTATGTTAGAAAATATTGTTATAGAAAACCCAGCAATAGGTGTTTATATTTATAAAAATACTCTTAACAAAGATATGAAACTTGTTGAACGTTTAGAAAAAGTTATTGAAGATAATTCTAATGACTTTTTTAAGTGGAGTGAAGCCAAGGTTGGTTACGGCAAAACAATGAAAGATTACCGAGATTGCGTAGATTTTAAAGTAGACAAGGCAAGTATTAAAAAACCTAAAGTAGCCGATACTGATATGGTAAATATATACAATGAAATTGATGAACTCTTGCAAGCGTGCTTAGGAGATTATTGTTCAAAGTTTAATATCTCTATGAAGTTTCAAGAGGCGGTAAACTTTGTTAGGTATGGCGAAGGTCAACATTTTGCAACTCATTCAGATCATGGTTTTAGTTATGTTTGTACAGTATCTTCTGTTATGTATTTAAATGATAACTACACTGGAGGCGGTTTACATTTCCCTTATTTGGAATATACATACACCCCAGAAGAAGGCGATATTGTATTTTTCCCTTCAACATTCTTGTACGCACATGCTGCTTTACCTGTTAAAGAAGGCATTAAATATTCTGCTGTTACTATGTTTGATTATAATAATAGATTCCATGGCGCTAATTCAACAATTAAAAATCAATAAAATTCATGGCGGCTAATGTGTCGTCTACTCGTAAAAAACATACTACACTAGACTGTAAATAAATAAAAAGAGACTAGGCTATGAGCATGAATCTGGTACAAAAAGCGACTTCTCAAGGCGGAAAACTAAAGCCCCTCATTATCCCAGCATCCGTTACCAACGGAACTGGGTTAATGAATCCCTCCATCTTTGTAGACGACGATGGGGACATCCTCTGCATTCTGCGTCATATCAACTACACCCTCTACCACGCAGAGAACAACCAACGCTTCCCAAGTATCTGGGGGCCGCTGTCTTACCTGCATCCTGAGGAAGACCGCCGTCTAGTCACCACCAACTACCTCTGCAAGTTAGATGACGAGTTGAACATCGTCAAGTACTGCCAGATCGATACATCTAAATTAGATGTCACTCCCATCTGGACATTCGTTGGCGAAGAGGATGCTCGCTTGGTGAAGTGGGATGGCAAGTACTACGCCACAGGTGTCCGTCGTGATACCACGACCAACGGCGTTGGCCGCATGGAGTTATCTGAGTTAGAGATTGATAAGGAGAACTGGACTGCCAAAGAGGTAAGCCGTACTCGTATCCCTGCCCCTATTGATAAGGACTCTTACTGCGAGAAGAACTGGATGCCGATACTGGATAAACCTTTCCACTACGTTAAGTGGACGGCTCCTACAGAAGTTGTTAAGGCCTATCCCAATGAAGAAAAGTGTGATCAAGTCTCTGTTAAAAGGGGCATTCCTTCTCCAGTTGATCAGCGTGGTGGATCGCAGGTACTTCAGTGGGGCGAGCACTACATCGCTATCACGCATGAGGTTGTTCTCTTTAAGAATTACCTAGGGCAGAAGAACGGTACATACCGTCATCGCCTATGCGTGTGGGATAAGGAGTTTACTCTTGTTGGCTTGTCTCCTGAGAACTGGTCATTCCTCAATGGGCAGATCGAGTTCTGTGCTGGAGCAACAATTATTGATGGCAAACTAATTATTGGATTTGGATTTCAAGACAACGCAGCCTTCGTATTAGAGGTGCCAAAGACAGTTGTCGATGAAATGGTTAAGGAGGCTCGTGGTGTTTGAGGTAATCAATAATCTAATAATCGATCTATCGAAGGACCCGTTTAATCCTGTCCTTAGTTTTGAGATTGCTCAAGCCTACGAGAAGGAAGGGCAGACGGCCTCAGCCGTTTCGTTCTACCTGCGAACTGCTGAGTACGGATACGAGAGCCATCCTGAGTATGTCTTTACCGCTTTGATAAAGTCCTCTGAGTGCTTTGCTCACCAGAAAAATCGTGAGGCAACTGTACTTAACTTGATTCTAAAGGCAATCGCTTATCTCCCAAATCGACCAGAAGGCTGGTTTGTTTTGGCCCGATACTACGAGCAAGCAAAAAAGTGGCAAGAGTCATATACAGCCTCTGAAGTTGGTCTACTCTTTTCCAGAAACCGCATAAGTCCACTACCGCTCAATCTCGGCTACTTGGGTGAGTATGTCCTCCTCTTCGAGAAGGCAGTAAGCGGATGGTGGGTAGGTCGTCAAGATGAAGCCCTTTCTACTTTTAAAGAGTTACTAGCCAAGGATATCGCCCCTATCTATAGGGTAGCGATTAACAATAACCTGGAGAAAATAGGCTAAAGGGTTTACCGATACAAAACCCATACAGGTAGGGATAATTCAGGGATCACCACTAAGGAGTCTCATGGCAACCACATAAAAAGTTTTGGGCCAAGTTCTGGCAGCATCATCTAATGCATACAGCACCCTCTATAATCCTTCAGGTGTCAGCGCTGTTGTCTCCACTATTACAGTCGCTAACCAGAGCACCTCTCCAGCCACCTATAGCATCGCTATCGCTGGAACAGCAAACACCACTACAGCCCCAGACAACACTCTCCTATGTGCTGGCATCACTATCCCAGCAAACACAACTACTTCCTACACCCTGGGTATTACCCTTGAGTCTGGAAAGTACATTCGTGTCTCTGCCTCTTCAACCTCAGTTGGTTTCCAGGCTTTTGGAAGTGAAATCTCCTAATGGCAATTCGTAGCAATGGCGATTCAGCATTCGTAGGAGTTGGCTCTAAGAATATTGTCGCCCCTACAATCTCTACCAATAACTACACTTTAGTATTGGCTGATAAGGATCGCCTCCTTGAGTTGAACAACAGCACCACTGCTGCGACTCTTACTGTTCCACCTAACTCTTCTGTGCCATTTCCAATTGGCGCTCAGGTTGATCTACTTCAAACTGCTACAGGCCAGTTTACAATCACGCCTGGCTCAGGAGTAACGATCAATGGAACACCTGGCTTGAAGATGCGTACTCAGTGGTCT